GGGCAGGGGCAGGGGCAGGACGCCAAGGCTGACCTGAAGACCCGCAAGGCCGACCGCATCCGTGAGATCGCTGCCGATGCGCAGGCTGCGTTCAACGCGACCATGGCCAAGCCGCACGGCCTGCTGTCCAAGTGCACCGTGCTGAACAAGCCGCGGCTGAAGGCGGTCGAGAACGCTCTGCCGACCGTGCGCCAGCTCTGCCAGCAGCTATTCGGAAGCGAGCGGGTGACGCCCCAGTTCTGGAAGCTCTACTTCGAATCCGCGGCCGATGATGATTTCTACTCGGGCCGGGTGAAGGGCGGCCCAGGTCATGAGACCTACGTTCCCGACTTCGAAGTCCTGCTGCGCGAGAAGACCATCGCCAAGCTGGCCGACCGGGCGCTGTCCGAGGTGGTCCAGTGAACGCGGCCCGTGACGAAGTGAGCCGCCTGTCGGGCCTGTACGGCGACCAGCAGGCCCTGCGCCTGCCGCCGCACAGCATCGACGCCGAGCAGTCCGTGCTGGGTGGGTTGATGCTGGTCAACCGGGCGCTGGTCGAGGTACAGGACGTTCTGGTTGAAGGCGACTTCTATCGCCGGGACCACCAGCTGCTGTGGCGCTGCATCCTGCAGCTGGCCGAGAAGCGTCAGCCGTTCGATGCGGTGACTATCGGCGAGTGGTTCGAGGCTGCCGGCCAGCTGGAGCTGGTGGGCGACGGTGCGTACATCATTGAGCTGGCCAACAACACGCCGTCGGCTGCGAACGTGCGGGCCTATGCCGAGATCGTGGCCGAGAAGGCGAAGCTGCGTGCGCTGATTGATGCTGGGCACGACCTGATCGACGCGGCCTACAGTCCCGAGGGTCGCAGCGCGCTCGACCTGATCGGGCATGCCCAGTCCCGAATCGGTGGGCTGCTGGACAGCGAGCCGTGCGACCTGGAGCCGGTGGCACCGGTGATGGCGCGCGTTTTCGACCAGCTTTCCCACGCCGCCGAAACGGTCGATGGCATCACCGGTCTGTCCACCAGCATGGAAGACCTCGACCAGATCCTGGACGGGCTGCTGGGCGGGCGCCTGTACGTGTTGGCGGCGCGGCCGAAGATGGGAAAGACGACCCTGGCGCAGAACATCGCCGAGCAGGTGGCCCTGCGTGCGGGCAAGTCGGTGGCCTTCTTCAGCTTCGAGATGAAGCCAGAGGAACTGGGCAAGCGCATGCTGGCCAACCTGGCCGGGGTGAGTGGCGGCAAGCTGCGGTCGGGCAAGCTCGACAACGCCGACTGGCAGAACGTCACCCTCTGGACCCGCAGGATCGGCGAGGCGGCAATGCGCATCAGCCGGCCGCGCATCGCCAAGGTTCAGCACGTCTGCGCCCAGGTCCGCCGCATGAAAGCGCAGGACGACAACCTGGTCCTGGTGGTGATCGACTACCTGCAGCTGATGCACGTCTCTGGGGACAACCGTGCCGCAGGCATCGGCGACATCACCCGTGCGCTGAAGCTCCTGGCCAGCGAGCTGGACATCGCGGTGCTGCTGCTGAGCCAGCTCAACCGCGACCTGGAGAAGCGCACCGGGGACAAGCGCCCGATCGTGGCCGACCTCCGCGACTCCGGTTCCATTGAGCAGGACGCCGACGCGGTGATTTTCATCTACCGCGACGAGATCTATCACCCCGACAGCCGTTGGGCTGGCACGGCCGAATTGATCGTGGCCATCCAGCGCGACGGTGCGCCGGGCATGGCACGCGTCGCCTATGCGCCGGAGTATTTCCGGTTCTCCAACCTGCCCGAATGGTGGGAGCCGAAGCAGACCAGCGCGTCGGCACCGGCTGCTGGGTCCGCGCCGAGGGCTCGCCGAGGGCTCGCCGCCGCGTTGCCGATGGGGGATCGAGAATGACCCTGACCGCTGCAGCGAAGAAGATCCGCGCCAAACGTGCGCGCCGCCCGATCTACCTGGTGGTGGCCAAGCTGGTCGACCCGAACACCGGCGAGCTGGTGGGCGCCCTGGTCCCGGCCAATGCCGTCGACCAGCGCCTTCTGCGCGATCGCAAGTTCCGCGTGGGCCGGGAGATCCGCGGCGAGCTGAAGCAGCCGCGCGAGGAATGGCAGCACCGCCTGATCCACAAGATCGGGCACCTGATGGTCGACCACGTGGAGGGCTGGGAGCAGCTGGACGCCCACGACGCGGTGAAGCGACTGCAGCTGGACGCCGACGTGTGCTGCGAGACCGTGGAAATGGACGCCACCCCGGTGATTGCCGCGGTGCTGGACGCATGCGAGGCGCTGCTGGGTGCAGGCGCTCGCAAGGTGCTGGCCGGAGTGCTGCCGGAGATCCGCACGATTCCGGTCAAGCGCGCCGAGAGTCTTGCATTCGACGAGATGGAACAGGCCCGGTTCCAGGAGCTGTTCGACGGCCTGACCGAGCACATCGGCCACCGCTACGCCCACGTGATGCTCGACGGCGTGCGCGCCGAGTTCTGGAACATGGCTGGGCAGAACAGGAGGGTTGCGTGATGCTCGCTTCAAATGATGATTCGCTAGCGGCCCGAGTACTGCTTGTCGATCTCTCTCACTGCCTTCAGGCAATCACTAGCCTGATTCACGTAAATGTCAAGCGAAGCAACGCACTTCTTGACATCGTCGGGGCTTGGTTTGCTAGGCAATTGTCCAACTGCGTCGGCCGCTTGGGCAACGATCTCACCCACGGTGAACATCCAGATGGCGAGCCGGTGATCTGGGATTTCATGGATTGGAGTGGAGGACAACGCTGTCGAGATGACATCGAGGCGCCGTCTGTCGGCTTCACTGATGAGACAGGTCGTGGCTTTGTCTCGAATGACATTTCTGTAGCCGATCAGGTGATCAGCGGCCATTTGGACGGTCCCGCAGATTGCGCCAATCTGCTGCACCTTTACTCGTTCGTGTTGCTTCTTCGCTATGTAGGAAGCCCCGAGGATTGCCAGCGCGGACAAAAGCGCCTGAGCCCAGGAGGCGGCAGACGACCACCAGCTCAGTGGCTGGCAAAGGATCTGAAATGGGTAGCAGTAGAGGGGCTCAGCCATTGCTCTTGCCTGTCCGTGGTGGAGGCTGAAGCATGAAGCGCGGCCGCTCTACCGGCAAGCCGACTGTTGCCCAGCAGCAGCGGATGGACGCCATCGCCGAAATCGGCTGCATCGTCGCCCATGGCTTGGGCATTGACCTGGGCGACAGGCCTATCCCGGCTGAAGTGCACCACCTGACGGTCGGAGGCAAGCACGGCGCCAAGCGCCGTGGCCACGATTTCACCATCGGGCTGAACCCCTGGTCCCACCGCGGCGAGCCATTCGGCGGCATGTCCGCTGCCCGGTGCGAGGAACTGTTCGGTCCGTCCTACGCCCTCCAACCCCGCAAGTTCCGCCAGGAGGTCGGCAGCGACGACTACCTGCTGGACCTGCAGAACACCCTGATCGAGAAGCACATGAAGGAGACCCGCCAATGGCAAGCCGCCTGACGTTCGGCATTGACCCAGGCCTGACCGGCGCCATCGTGACGCTGCTCGACGGAGAGCCTGGCCCGATGGTCGACATGCCGGTGATGGATGGGGAGGTCGACGCGCGCGCGGTCGCGGCGTTCCTCCGGCAGCAGCGGGACGCTAACCCTGGCGCGCTGATCGCAGTGGCCTTGGAACGGATCCACGCCCGGCCGATGCGCAACGGCGAGGGCAAGGCCATCGAGGGATCGGTGGCCAGGCACAACTTAGCGGAAGGCTTCGGCCAGCTGAAGGCAACCGTGCGGCTGCTGGGCATGCAGCTGTTACTGGTCCAGCCATCGGTCTGGAAGCGACGCTTCGACCTGTCGGGGAAGGGCAAGGACGCGGGCCGTGTGCTGGCTATCCAGCGTTTCCCCGCTGCGGCGGTGCAGCTGCAACGGAAGAAGGACAACGGCCGGGCAGACGCGCTGCTGATTGGTCTGTACGGCGACAGCCTGATCAGGGGTGGCGCATGACCACCGCCGAGGCCCGCACCCGTAAGCGATACAACGCCTACCTGCGCCGGCATGGCGTCTGCTCGGTCTGCACCATGCGGGAGCGCGGGAGCAGCCCGGCGCACTGCCAGCGCCGGCCGGACCGGCAGGGCAGCTGCGACACCGACGGCCTGCTGCCGGTGTTCCGATTCGACGAGAACGTGCTGAAGGGGATGCGCGATGGCGACTGACGACTACCTGGTGCAGCAGCTCCGGGCCTGGGGCCATGCGCAGGCCAACCGGTTCGCGCTGACTTACGCCGACCGCAGCACGCACGTGCTGGAGAAGGCCCGCGACCTAGCGCCCGGCACCCGGGAGCGCGCCCTGCGCGACCTGGTGGGCCGAGACGGGTCCAGCCGCAGGCGCTTCATGGCCGACCGCAGCGGCGTTGAGGGCATGGGCATGCTGCCGGCGTGGGCGGTTGATCCGGTGCGGTCGACGAACGATGCCGACAAGCCACACGACAACCCCGAGATCGCCGTCGACGTTGGTATCCCCGACGAACTGCGGTGGGTCGAGCAGGCGCTGGCGTCGATGATGCGCCAGTACCCGCTGCGTGCCCTGGTGCTGCACACCGAGTACACGGTGTCGGCCAGCCAGGCGGTGAAGGCACGCATGGTGGCGGAGAAGTACGGCGGCACGCTGTCGGTCTGGCAGTACCGCCGGGAGTTGCAGCGCGCCGTAGATTGGATCTCTGGCGCGCAGGCGTCTGCGGCTTAGGGAACCAGCGCACCAACCGCTTTCTTCACCGCAAGCTGAGCCTTGATGGCTTCGCCCTCGTCGTCGTAGCCACCGTCAATGTGCTGACCGCCTGACAAATAGACGCGGACGATGTAACGGTTCATCTTCAAATGGTCGCCTTGGTCGAACACAGCTGAAACGGCAGAGACGTGTTCGATGCGAATGTTGTAGCCGCCGAAAAGGAAAAACATCGGAAAGTCCGTTTAGTTGAGGTCCGCACTTCTTACGCGGACGGCCGGCTGTTGACAAGTTGCACAAGGAAGTGCCCTAATTCTGCAACTGTCAAGAATTGTCCCTGAAGCCCCGGCCCTGCGTCGGGGCTTCTGCGTTTCCGGGACTGCGCTTCCTGCGGGCGTAGGCCAGAGGTCCAGGCTGCCGGGCTCATAACCCGGAGATTCGCCGGTTCGAATCCGGCCCCCGCAACCATCCACGCCCGTCCACCCTCACCGGACCAATTCGCCGAGCCTGCCGGGCTGCGGTGACGGGCACCTATCGACCAATCGGGGAGGGCGTCATGCCGAACCGGATCAACCATGGAACCGACATGCGGGGAGAAATCATTGACGCGGTGGGGACCGCAGCCCTGAAGGTCACGCCGCCGGTAACGGTGGCCACGGCCGTCGCATCGGGGTTCACCCTGGACAAGGCGGTGCTGGTGCTGACTGCCATCTACCTGGTGGGCCAGATCGGCTACCTGGTGTGGAAGTGGATCCGCGAATGGCGCCAGGCGCGCCGCGGCGGGGTGATCGGGTGAAGGGCAAGGTAATCGGCGGCAGCGTCGCGGGCGTCGTGCTGCTCGCTGCCGGCGCGCTGGTGAAGCCGTGGGAGGGCTACTCGCCCACGCCGTACATCGACATGGTGGGCGTCGCCACGCACTGTTACGGCGACACCAGCCGCGCGGACAAGGCGGTCTACACCGAGCAGGAGTGCGCCGAGAAGCTCAACAGCCGCCTCGGTAGCTACCTGACCGGCATCAGCCAGTGCATCAAGGTGCCGCTGCGCGAGCGCGAGTGGGCCGCGGTACTGAGCTGGACCTACAACGTAGGCGTCGGCGCCGCCTGCCGCTCGACGCTGGTGGGCAGGATCAACGCCGGCCAACCCGCCGCGGCCTGGTGCCCGGAGCTGGACCGCTGGGTGTATGCCGGCGGGAAGCGCGTGCAGGGCCTGGTGAACCGCCGGGCGGCGGAACGGGCGATGTGCGAGGGCCGATCGTGAACCGCATCGCCATCGCGGTAGCAGCCTTCGTTCTTTGGTCCGTCGCCATGGTCGGCGTTGGTTGGGCCTGGCGCAGTGACCGTGCAGAGGGCAGGGAGGCCACCCAGCGCGCCGCCGGCGCCGAGGCAGTCGCCGCCCAGGTGAACCAGACCCGTGCCATCGAGCATGCCCAGGCCGAGACACTGGCCGCCATTGGAGCGAAGCATGAAGAAGACCGCACTGCGGCCGCGACCGTCCCTGCTGCTGTTGTGGCTGACCTGCGCGCTGGGCGTCTCCAGCTGCGCGACGACCTCGCCACCTGCAGCACCAGCCTCCTGTCCCAAGCCGTCGCCGGCGCCGTCGAACGTGATGCGCACGCCGAACTACGAGCAGAGGTTGCGGGAGCTGCTGTTCAAATCGGCCGCGACGCCGACGACCACGTCCGCGCCGGCCAAGCCGTGATCCGGGCGGACAGGGGCCAACCGTGAGCAACGTCCTGCAGCTCATCCCGAACAACGCGCTGGCCGTGGACCAGCACCAGCTTGCCGCGCGCATCCGGGAGTTCGCTGACCGCATCGAGGCCGGGCAGTTCGGGGACGTGGAGAAGGTGGCCCTGGTGGTGGATTGCGCAGGCGGCGTAGATCACCGCGTCTATGGGCGGCAGTGCAGTGCCGCAGAGCTGGTCGGGCTGCTGGAGTGGTCCAAGGCCCGGATCATCAGGGGCGACTACTGATGGCACGCCCCAGCAAGTACAGCCAGCAGCTGGCCGACGCGATCTGCGACCTGCTGGTGGATGGCAAGAGCCTGCGCACGATCTGTTCCACGGCGAAGATGCCGAGCCGTTCCACGGTCATTCGTTGGTTGGCTGAGGACGAGGCATTTCGCAACCAGTACGCGCGTGCACGCGAGCTGCAGGCGGACACGCTGGCCGAAGAGATCCTCGACATCGCCGACAAAGCGGTGCTGGGCGAGCGGCTGAAGAAGGACGGCAAGGGCAAGGTGCTGGAGCGACAGACAGGCGACATGGTCGAGCGCTCCAAGCTGATGATCGATGCCCGGAAGTGGTACGCCGGCAAGCTGCAGCCCAAGAAGTACGGCGAGCGCGTTGCTCTGGACCACGGCGTGCAGGACAACCTGGCCGACCAACTGAGGGCCGCCCGTGAGCGCGCAGCTGGCCGCGAGTCCTGAGCAGCAGCTGGTCGAGGCGATCGGCTCGTTCCAGCACGACCCGCTGGGCTACGTGCTGTTCAACTTCCCGTGGGGCGTCAAGGGCGGCCCGCTGGATGGCAAGAAGCTGCGCGCCTGGCAGCGCCGGCAGCTGGAGAAGGTTGGCAGGAAGCTGCAGGCCGGGGCTGCTGATGCTGGCGAGGTGATCCGCCAAGCGGTCGGCTCAGGCCACGGCATCGGTAAGTCCGCACTGGTGGCGATGCTGATCAAGTGGGCCTTCGACACGTTCGAAGACACCCGCGGCGTGGTCACGGCCAATACCGACAACCAGCTGCGCACCAAGACCTGGGCCGAGCTGTCGAAGTGGCACGGGATCAGCCTCACCAAGGACTGGGCAACGCTGACCGCCACCGCGCTGATCAGCAACGCCCCGGGCCACGACAAGACCTGGCGCATCGACGCGGTGCCGTGGTCGCAGAACAACACCGAGGCCTTCGCGGGCCTGCACAACGAGGGCCGGCGCATCCTGCTGGTGTTCGACGAGGCTTCGGCCATCGCCGACAAGGTGTGGGAAGTGGCCGAGGGCGCGCTGACCGACCAGGGCACCGAGATCATCTGGACCGCGTTCGGCAACACCACCCGCAACACCGGCCGCTTCCGCGAGTGCTTCCGCCGGTTCAAGGCCAGCTGGGACACCGAGCAGATCGACAGCCGCACCGTTGAGGGTGTGAACCTGGTCGAGGCCGAGCGCATGGTGCGCGACTACGGCGAGGACAGCGACGTGGTGAAGGTCCGTATCCGAGGCCTGTTCCCGTCGATGTCAGCCCGCCAGTTCATCGCAGAGGCGGACGTGGCTGCAGCCTACGGGCGACACCTGCGGCCCGAGCAGTACAGCTGGGCGCCGAAGATCCTCACGCTGGACCCGGCGTGGGAAGGCGACGACGAGCTGGTGATCGGCATGCGTCAGGGCCTGGCCTATCGGCAGCTGCGCACGCTGGCCAAGAACGACAACGACATGGCGGTGGCGGCGATCCTCGCCCAGTTGGAGGACGAGCATCAGGCCGACGCTGTGTTCGTCGACGGCGGATTCGGCACCGGCATTGTGTCCGCAGGCCGAACCATGGGCCGCGACTGGCGCCTGGTGTGGTTCTCCGGCGAGTCGGGCGACCAAGGCTGCCTCAACAAGCGCGCCGAGATGTGGAAAGCCTGCCGCGACTGGCTTAAGGAAGGCGGTGCCATCCCTGAAGACCCGCAGCTGCGCGACGAGCTGCAGGCACCGGAAACCGTGCCGCGCCTCGACGGCAAGCTGCAGATGGAATCGAAGAAGGACATGAAGCGCCGCGGCCTGCCGAGCCCCAACCGGGCAGACGCCCTGGTGCTGTCGTTCGCATACCCCGTGATGCCCCGGCCGCGCTTCCCCGATGGGTCGCCGATGGAGCATCGCGACCACGCCGACCAGCAGGCCGGCGAGCCCTACAACCCGTTGTCCTGAAGGAATCCCCATGTGCAACTCCGCCCCGAAGGTGAAGCCGGTGGCCGCAGCGCCCGAAGTGGCGCCCGAGTCCATCGACGATGCCGCCGTGAACGAGCGTGACCGCGAACGCCAGCGGCAGCGCCTGCGCTTCGGCGCCAGGTCGACCATCCTGGCCGGTGACACCAGCTCGGCGATGCCCACCGCGTCGGTCAAGACGGCTCTGGGTGCCTGACGCCATGTGCACCTCGCGCCAGATCATCGATCCGGGTGGCCTCCTGTTCGGCGACAAGACCGGCAAGTACGCCGACCCGCTCGGCATCACCAAGACCGCCGTGGGTGATCCCACTGGCCGCGTGCGCCGCGCTCGCAAGGAAGCGGAGGACGAGCGCCGCACCTACGCCAGCAGCGGCGCGTCCTCTGTGGCGTATCGATCGCTGGCGCCGACCACAACCGCGCTGGGTGGAACGGCTCCGCGCAACACCGTTCTGGGGGGAGGCTGATGGACATCGCGAAGCTGCAGGCGCATTGCCGGCGCCGCAAGACCGCCTTGAAGGAGGCGCAGAACGACTGGACGCCGCTGTGGCGCCAAACGTCGGAGTACATCGACCCGACCCGCGGCCGCTTCTACGGTGACCAGGACGACAAGCCGCGTAAGCGCAACTGGGCCAAGGTGATCAACAGCACGGCCACCGATGCGCTGGGCGTGATGGCCGCCGGCATGATGTCGCACATGACGCCCAAGGCGCAGCCGTGGTTCAAGGTGACCACGCCTGACCCGGCCATTGCCGAGCTGTTCGGCGTGCGCGTGTGGCTGGACGATGTCGCCCAGCGAATCCGCGACACCTTGGCCAGCAGCAACTTCTACAAGGCCATGCCGGTGGTCTACGCCGAGGACGGCATCTTCGGCGTTGCCCCGCTGCTGGTGCTGGAAGACTCGCGCGAGGTGGTCCGCTTCTACGCGCTGACCGCCGGCAACTACGCCGTGGGGCTGGACGACCAGGGGCGGGTCGACTCGCTGTGGCGCCGCTACCCGAAGACGGCGCGGCAGCTGGAGGAACGCTACGGCGCAGATGCACTGCCGTCAGTCGTGCGCGATGCCCTGCCCAAGAGCGGCGACCAGAAATTCTGGGTGGAGTCGCTGATCGAGCCGAACCCGGACCAGCGGCCTGGCATCGGCCCGCTGGGGCTGCAGGCGCCGCGCTTCCGGCCGTACCGTGAGGTGGTTTGGATCGACGGAGTCGCTAACGGCCAAAACGGCGTGATCGACATCGGCGGCCACTACGAGGCCCCGTTCGTCGTGGCCCGCTGGAACCCCGTCGCGGAGGACATCTACTCGTCCTGCCCGGCGATCAACTGCCTGGGCGACATCAAGCAGCTGCAGTATCTGGAAGGCGAGAAGCTCCGCCTTATGGAGCAGATGTCCGATCCGACGCTCGCTATGCCGGAGAGCCTGCGCCGTACTGGCGGTGCGCGGTTGCGTAAAGGTGGCCAGGTGTACCTGCCGCAGGACGCAGCGAACGCCACGGTAGCGCCGGTCTACATGCCCGACTCGCGCGGCCTGGCGCAGATCCGCGAGGAAATCTCGGTCGTCGAGCAGCGGATCCAGCGAGCGTTCTTCTACCAGCTGTTCCTGATGCTGGAGGCGCTCGGCGACAAGACGGACCGCACCGCCACCGAGATCGTCACCCGCAAGGAAGAGAAGGCGGCAGTGCTGGCGCCGACGCTGGAATCCATCACCGACGAGGTGCTGGACCCGGTGGTCGTTCGGGTGTTCCGTCTGCTGGAGCGTGCAGGCCGCATCCCCGATCCGCCGCAGGTGCTGGCCAATGTGCCTCTGAAGATCGAATACACCAGCATCCTGGCGCAGGCTGCCAAGGCAGCAGCGGTCGGGTCGATTGAGCGCACCATGACCTTCGTGGCCAACGTCGCGCAGGCCACCGGTGACCCGTCCGTGATGGACAAGCTGGACAGCGACCAGGTGGTCGACGAGTACACCGCAGCTGTTGGCGGTCCTGCTTCGATCATCCGTAGCGACGACGCAGTGGCCAGGATCCGCGCAGACCGCGCGCAGCAGCAGCGCCAGCAGCAGCTGGCAGCGTCTGCCCAGCCCATGAAGGACGCCGCGCAGGCGCTGAAGACGGCCAGCGACACCGTGCCAGAGGAAGGATCCGCGGCGCAGGCCCTGATCGATGCCATGCAGGGTGCGGCATGAAGCGCCCCGGTATGGACCCACGGGAGGAAGAGCAGCGCCGCGTGGCCGAGCACATCGCGGACCTGCAGGACAGCCAGCTCCGCGAGGACGCGCGTGCAGTGCTGGCCGATCCAGCCGGGCGCCGGCTGGTGTGGCTGTTCATTCAGGCCATGGATGTGGATGACAGCGCGTTCAACACCAACGCGATGGCGCAGTCCCGAAAAATCGGACGGCAGGAGGCCGGCCAGTGGTGGCTGCGCCTCGTCCGTGACAGCTGCCCGGAGCGCGAGGCACAGATGCGCGCCGAGGCCAACAGTGCAATGAAGCGGCTGCAATCGCAGCTGCAGCAACCCGAGGAAATCAACGATGTCGACTGACAACGCCAACACTGCCAGCAACCCCAATCCTGGCGCCGGCGATACCACCACCACGACCGAAACTCCGCAGGTTCCCGGCAGCAGTGCGCCGGCGGGGACCGATGGTGGCGGCAGCGGTGGCAACGCTGCGGGCAACGATGGAAAGCCGAACGAGGGTGAAGGCGGCGGTGAAGCCGGCAAGCCCGGGGACGGTAAGACCAGCGCGGCACCGGAGCAGTACGGACAGTTCAACCTGCCGGAAGGGTTCACCCTGGAAGGCGATCGACTGGGCGCGGCTACGCAGTTCTTCAAGGCCAAGGGCTGGACGCAGGAGCAGGCGCAGGAGGCCGTCGACCTGTATACCCAGATGGCCGGACAGGATGCGGCGGCGATGCAGCAGGCAGTGGAAGCGCAGCGCCTGCAGCAGATCGAGCAGTGGGGGACGGAAACCAAGCAGCAGCTGGGCGCAAAGTACGACGAAACCGTCGGCCTGGCCACCACTGCGGTGAAGGCCATCAACGACCCCGAGCTGACCAAAGCGTTCAACGAGCAGGGCTGGGGCAACCACCCGGCCATGGTCAACGCGTTCGCCTTCATGGGCCGATTCCTCCGTGACAGCAAGATCGACGGCCTGGGCGGCACCACCGCGTCTGGTCCGAGCGCTTCCAGCGACCCGAAGTCGATCCTCTACGGCGGCTGATAGCCGCCACGCAATACCCCATCAACCAGCCGCCGCAAGGCGGTTTTTTCGTATCTGGAGAGACCAACAATGTCGACCATCGGCAACACCTACCTGACCCTGGCGGACGTGTTCAAGCGCACCGACGCCGACAAGCAGATCGCTGCGGTGATCGAGCTGCTGGCGCAGGACAACCCGATCCTGCAGGACATGATCGTCAAGGAGTGCAATGACGGCACCACCCACCTGACGACCGTGCGCACCGGCATCCCCGAAGCCACCTGGCGCATGCTGTACCAGGGCGTTCAGCCCACCAAGTCGACCACCGCCCAGGTGCGCGATGCCACCGGCATGATCGAAGCCTGGAGCGAGATCGACGAGAAGCTGGTGCGCATGACCGGCGACTCGGCCGGCCTGCGCCTGTCCGAAGCCCAGGCATTCCTCGAAGGCCTGAACCAGGGCGTGGCCACCTCGATGTTCTACGGTGACCAGGCTACCTCGCCGGCGAAGTTCACTGGCTTTGCTCCCCGCTTCAACAAGATCGCCACCAGCGGTTCGGGCGCCCAGATCGTCGATGCAGGCGGTACCGGCTCCGACAACACCTCGATCTGGTTCATCGTCTGGGGTGAGAACACCGTCCATGGCCTGTACCCGAAGGGCAGCAAGGCCGGCATCGATCGTGAAGACAAGGGCAAGCAGACCAAGACCAACGCGGATGGGTCGATCCTCGACGTGGTCCGCGAAAAGTTCCAGTGGGACATTGGCCTGTCGGTTCGCGACTACCGCTACGTTTCCCGCATCGCCAACATCGATGTGTCCGACGTGAAGGCCGGAAACGTGAAGCTGTACGACTTCATGCGCAAGGCCTATTACAAGCTGAAGCAGCGCCGCGTGATGGGTGGCCGTGCGGCCATCTACCTCAACACCGACATGCTGGAAGCGCTGGACGCGCTGGCCACCAATGGCGGCACCACCGACAACTTCGTGCGCCTCACCCGCAAGGAGATCGAGGGCGAGGAAGTGCTGACCTATCGCGGCATCCCGCTGCGCGAGTCGGATGCGCTGCTGAACACCGAAGCCCGGGTCGTCTGATCCGCCGCCACTGAATCGGGCGCGCGGGCTCCGGCCCCGCTCCCTACCGCAACCCAAGGAGCAAACCACCATGATCTTCGATCAGCAGAACCTGTTCTCGAACGCACAGTCGGTGCTGGCGAGCGCAGTGTCCACCAACGTCATCGACCTGGGCGCCACCGGCACCGTGCAGGGCGAGGGCGCCCCCATCAAGCGCGACATCGGTCCGGGTATCCCGATCCCGCTGCGCGTCCAGGTCGTCGAGGCATTCAACAACGCCACCAGCCTGCAGGTTGAGCTGCAGGTCTCGGCCACCGAGAACTTCGCCGCACCGGTTGTCGTCGGCTCGCAGACCAAGCTGCTGGCCGATCTGGCTGCCGGTTCGGTGTTCGGCGGCCTGTACTACGTGCCGCGCGGTACCAACCTGCGCTATGTCCGCCTGAACTACACCCTGGTGGGCACCGCGCCGACCACGGGCAAGGTCACTGCGGGCATCGTCGCCGGCCACCAGGAGAACAACCTGTGACCGGCCTGCGCGTGCGCGCGACCCGGCGCGGCTTCTTCGGGCAGACCCGCGAGGCGGGCGACGAGTTCGAGATCGCCAGCAAGGAACAGCTGGGCTCCTGGATGGAGCAGATCGGCGGCGAGGCCGTGGCCGAGAAGTCAGCGCCGCCGGCGGCCCCGTTCCTGGCCCGCAACGCTGACCTGATCAAGGCGGACCTGGCCGGTCTGGAGGTCGAGCAGTTGGTCTCCTACCGCGAGCAGGAAGCTGCCGCCGAGAAGCCCCGCAAGGGCGTGATCGAGGCGATTGACGCGGCCGTGGCCGAGAAGTCGGCGAACGCCTGACGGCAACCACCGGGGGCGCCTTCGGGCGCCCCCACTACCGGAGCGGCACATGAAGCTCGTATCCATGAAGAAAGATGGCAGCCACGACCACGGCTGTGACTGCTGCGCAACGGCGCCGTCAGGTTGCAGCGAGCCTGACTACCCATGGGGGCTGCGCATCAACTTGGACGAAGACCAGATCGCAGCACAGGGCATCAAGCAGCTGCCGGCGTCTGGTGCACAGGTCGCCATTGAGGCGATCGCGACCGTGGTTTCGCTCGGAGAGGAAACGCGCGATGGCAAGGTGCATCGCCGTTTGGAGCTGCAGATCACCGACATGGGGCTGGCAGCCGCGAAGGGCCCGAATCCCAGCGAAGTGCTGTACCCGAACGGTGAGGGCTGACCCATGACGTCCCAGGTCCAAATCTGCAACCTGGCCCTGGGCAAGCTGGCCCAGGACATCACGATTACCTCGCTGACCGAGCGCTCGAAGGAAGCGCGCGTGTTCTCGCGCCTGTGGGAGCCGATGCGCGACTTGGTGCTGGCCGACCGGCTGTGGCCGTGGGCGATGAAGGCCCAGCGCCTGGCCGTCGCCGCTGAGGCACCGATGCCGGGTTGGGAGATCCGCTACGCTCGTCCGGCGGATTGCATCACCGTGCTGACCATCACCGACGACCATGGCATGCGCGCTGGCCGCCGCCTGTCGCGCTGGTGTGAGCCGCAGTTCCGCCAGTGCCACGGCATCCAGTTCGAGCAGGCGATGGGCACTGACGGCACGTCGCTGCTGTGCGATCAGGCCGAGGCCTATCTGATCTACGTCGCGCGCGTGGAAGACCCGGAGCGCTACCCGGCGCACTTCGTCGATGCCCTGGCCTGCAAGCTGGCCGAGGAAGGCGCGCCGACGATCATTGGTGCCAACGGGTTCTCCAACAAATCTGGCTTGAAGCAGCTGTACCAGCTCGCGCTCAGCCAGGCCGCGGCGCATGACTTCAACGAGGCCGACGAGGACGAGCGCCAGCCGTCCATGGCCCAGATGGCGAGGGCCTGACCATGGCACGTCTGCTGCAACCGAGCATGTCCGGCGGTGAGTTGTCGCCCGGGCTCCAGGGGCGCGTCGATATGGTGCGGTACGCCATCAGCCTGAAGCGGTGTCTGAACGTCATCACCAAGCCCACCGGCGGCGGAGAGAAGCGGCCAGGCTACCTGTTCCGCGGCGGTGCCAAGCACAACGACCGCGCCACCCGCTTCATCCCGTTCATCTACTCGACAACGGTCAAGTACGCGATCGAGCTGGGCGACGGTTACATGCGTTTCTGGGTGGGCGGAGCGCTGCTGCGCAATTGGGCAGGGGACATCGTCGAGGTGGCCACGCCATACACCGGCGAGGACATCTATAAGGTGCGGCACACGCAGTCGGCGGATGTGCTTTTCCTGGTGCACCCGTGGATCCCGCAGAAGGAGCTGCGCCGCCTGGCCGTGGATCAGTTCGAGCTGCGCGACTTCGAATACCGGCGTGGCCCATTCCGCCCGTTCAACAACGACGAGGCCGCGCTGCTGGCCGTGTCCGGCACCCAGGGCGTGGTGACGGTGACGACCAACGTTCCGACCTTTACCGCGGAGATGGTCGGCTCGCTGCTGTACGCCGAGGAAAAAGAACTGCGCTCGGTGAAGCCCTGGGTGGCGGCGGAGAAGAAGGTGCCGCTGGGTGCACTTCGCCGAAGCGACCAGAAGGTCTACCGCTGCGTGAGCGTCCCTGTGGTGACCGGCCTGGCCGGGACGCCGTACTACGTCTGCGGCAGCGTGCGCCCCGTGCACGACAGCGGCCGAGCGTTCGACGGCCCGCAGGACGTGAAGTTCGACAACGTCAACGACTACGCCGTCGGGGTCGAATGGGAATACGTGCACGGCGGGTTCGGCATCATGAAAATCACTGCCTTTACCAGCCCGTTCGAGGTCACCGCCACGGTGATCGAGCGGATCCCCGACAGCATCGTGGGCAACGTACCGCCGCCGGTGGCAGGTCCGTGGACCTTCAGCGGCGACGGCACCACGAAACAGTTCCCCATCCCTGGCGCGACCAGCAGCAGCTACCTGGACTACCAGGTCAAGATCGATGGCGTGCCGGTGCAGTCCAATCCGTACTACCCGGGCGGCAGTGGCACCGGCGGCACCAGCGGTGGTGGCATCGGCCGCGGCGGCAGCGTCGCGCAGGAGGTGCAGTGATGGCACAGGGCTGGACGATCGATCCCGGCGCGGACCTGATCAATTTCTACGAGGCGCCGCCGACCGGCACCAACAACATCGTGGTGACCCAGTACGCGGCCGGCGCTGTCGGCGGCACCGACGTCTGGGCCGTCGGCGCCTGGTCCTATCGCTATGGCTACCCCGGGGAGGTCGAGTTCTTCGGCGACCGCCTGTGGTTCGCTGGCAGCCCTGGCGATCCGCAGACAGTGTGGGCGTCGAACATCGGCGATTACCCCAACTTCGGGCGCAGCTCGCCGATCGTCGACAGCGACGCGGTGTCGTTCACGATCAACGCGCGCCAGGTGAATGCGATCCGCGACCTGGTGCCGCTGGACAGCCTGCTGGTGCTGACGACCGGCGGCGAGTGGAAGGTCACCGGAGGGCAGGACGCTGTGGTGACGCCCAGCACGATCGGGATCAAGCCGCAGTCCGCCTACGGCACCGGCGACCTGCAGGCCCGCGTGCTGGGCGAGTCGGCGGTGTTCCTGCAGGCACAGGGCCAGCGCGTGCGCGATCTGGCCTATCAATTCGAAAAGGACGGCTTCCGCGGTAACGAGATCAGCATCTGGGCCGACCACCTGGTGCAGGGCTACACGTTCCGCGGCATCGAATACAGCACGGCGCCCTGGCCAATCCTGTGGATGCCGCGCACGGACGGTGTGCTGATCGGCTGCACATACATGCCCGAGCAGGAGGTCACCGGCTGGCACCCGCATGAAACCGACGGCGAGGTGTTGGACGTCTGCTGCTTGCCCGGCGAGATCGAGACCGAGGTCTACCTGCTGGTGCGCCGCTTCATCAACGGCGAATGGGTCCAGTACGTGGAGCAGATGGCCCCGACCCGGTACGACGATCCGCTCGACTGGAAGTACGCCGACAGCCTGCTGACCTACGACGGCCGGCGCCCGAACGGCTCGCCCATGACGCTGACCAGCACCGATGGGTGGAACGAGGGCGCCGTGATCACCGCAACCACCGGCGCCGCGATCTTCAGCGGGGCAGGCGACGTGGGCAACATCCTGCGGCTGGCCATTGGCGACGAACACGTCCGCGTGCGGGTCATGGCCTATGTGTCGCCCACGGTCGCGACGGTGGAATCGATTGGCGCGGTGCCGCTGGCGCTGCGCGGCGTCGCTGTGCAGGACTGGACCTACCAGCGCTCGACGATCGCCGGTATGGGCCACTTGGAGGGCAAGACCGTGGTGGCCCTGGTCGACGGCAACGTGCAGAAGGACCTGCAGGTGATCGACGGCAAGGTGCAGCTGCAGCGCCCGGGCGGCGTTGTGCACATCGGCCTGCCTTACACCGCCCACATCGAGACGCTGGAGGTCAATGCCAACGGCGGCGACCCGCTGCGCCCGATGAAGAAGCTCGCCTTCGAGGTCGCGCTGCTGGTGCGCAACACCCGCGGCGTCTACGTCGGGACCACGCTGGACACGCTGGACCCCATTGCACAGCGCGATTTTGAGGACTACGACGAGCCCACGGCCCCGTACACGGGCGTCCTGCGCAAGAACATGTCCTGCCGGTGGGGCGTGGACAGCGGCCATTTCCACATCATCAGCGACGACCCGCTGCCGATGGAGATCCTGTCTCTGATGCCCCAGGTGGTGGCGTCCGAATGAAGATCACCGCAGAACTGGTACCGGCTGAGGCTGGACACATCGAAGTGATCGCGGCCGCAGCACGGCCCGCAGACGTGGTCGAGCTGTGGGCATGCGCCCGCACCACGCCGGCGGAGGCCCTGCAGCGTGGCTTGGCCGGGAGCGCTGAGGCGTGGACGGCGACGGTGCGCGGCGTGCCGGTGTGCATGTTCGGGGCGACCCCTTACTCGATCCTCGGCGGCATCGGTACGCCCTGGATGGTCGGCTCGACGGGGCTCAACCCGCTGTCGGTCCAGAAGGAACTGCTGCGCCTGTCCCGCCCGGCGCTGGCCCGAATGCAGCAGGCATTCCCTTCGATGCTGTTCAACGTTGTCGACCAGCGCAACGAGGCCGCGCAGCGCTGGCTGCATTGGCTGGGCTTCCACTTCCTCGCGCCGGTGCCGGTCGGACCGGACAGCGCCCCTTTCCTTCCGTTCTACTGGAGCGCATAACGTGTGCAATCCCGCAATCGCCCTTCTGGCGGCCACCGTTGTAACCGGTGCATACCAGGCCGACCAGCAGCAGAAGCAGGGCAAGGCCAACGCGCAGATCGCCGAGAACAACGCGGTGCTGGCGCAGCAGGACGCCGACGCCAGCAACGCCCTGGCCACCCGCGAGATGGAGCAGCAGTCCTGGCGCACGCGCATAGCGCTCGGCCAGCAGCGCGCTGCCATTGCCGCGAACAACCTCGATCCCACGCTCGGAACCCCCGCAGAGATCCTGGGCGAGACGGCCATGTTCGGCGAAGTCGATCAGCAGACGATCCGCATGAACGCCGCACGGCAGGCCTGGGGCTTCAGCGCACAGGCCCAGAACCAGCGCACGCAGGGCGAGCTGGCGCGCTGGAGCGGCAATGCGCAGGCGACCGGCACGATCCTGGGCTCGCTCGCCAGCGCCGCGAGCATGGGCATTGGAGGCATGAGCCGGGCGGGCGGTGCTGGCGGCGGTGGGAACCTGTCATCCCAAGCCAACAGCATCACCATGCGCAACAACGCGCGCATTTCGCGCGGCTGGGGGCTGTGACATGGCAACCCTGATCCCACGCACCAGCGGGCCGCAGGTGCAGGCCGAGCTTGGCCCCCAGGTCCGCAACACCGCCCAGGTCGACCTGTCGCCAGCCATTCATGCAGCAGGCCAGGTCGGGCAGGCCGCGGCGCAGATCTTCCAGCAGCAGAAGGATCGATCGGATCTGACTGCTGTCATGCAGGCTCGCCGGGAGCTATCCGAGTGGGAAGGAAGTGCATTCAATCCCGCCAATCCCGATGGTGTGGCGAAGTACCGTGGAAAGGACTCGCTGCTCGCTCCAGACGCGTTGCTGGGGGATCTTGACAAAAGGTCAGGGGAGATTAGATCACGACTCACTGCCGACCAGCAGGCCCGCTTCGATCAGGTCGCGTTCTCCTTCCGTGACACCGTGCAGACCCGCCTCAACGGATACGCAGAGCGTCAGTATTCGATGTTCGAGGAGGCTGAGAACAAGGCCGCCATCGATACGGTTGGGCAGGACGCTGTTCGCGCAGGCCTCGCCGGGGACTTCAACCTGGCCGAGACCAGGCTGCAAGAAGTCATCGGCATCGCGATGGCCTCTTACCAGAAGCAGGGGTACGGCCCTGAGGCGCTGAAGGCCGGCGAGCGCGGGATCGTCTCCAGCGTCCGCAAGCAAACAATCATCGGCATGGCCCTGCAGGACCCGTTCGCTGCCGAAGATCTCTACGACCGATACGCGGATCAGTTGACCCCGACAGATCGCGCGATGGTAGAAAGGGAGCTAAGGCCGTACGTGGAGGATCGCCAGGCCGATGCCGATGTGGACGCGGCCGAGACGGGTAATCGTGCGATTGCCGAGCGAGCAGATGCCGCCGGAGTGCAGACACAGTTTGCATCGCTGGGAGCGCAGCACGGATTCAGGACCACCAGTGTCACGCGATCGGAGGAAGAGAACCGTCGCGTAGGTGGCGTGGCTAACAGTCAGCACTTGGAAAGCCGCGGCACAGCCCGAGACTGGTCGGTTAAGGGGAAGAGCCAAGAGCAGATCGATGCGTTCGTGGCAGACCTACGAGCAGCTGGGTTTCAAGTAATCACCGAGCCGCATGGAACCGGCCCGCATATTCATGCGGAACTGCCATCGACGCGATCGACCAGGGAGAATCCGACAGCGGGCCTTGTCGAGCCAGGAAACATCGATCTTGCCAAGCGACCGGTGGTGCGCAATGCCGATGGAAGCATCAGCACGGTGCGATCCATCTCGTTCGGCACCGACAAGGGTGAGGTGTTGATCCCGACGGTCAGCGATGACGGGCGCGTGCTCTCTGACGATGACGCCATCGCGTTGTATGAGAAGACCGGCAAGCATCTGGGGGTTTTCAAGACCCCCGAGCAGGCTACGGCCTACGCCGAGTCCCTGCACAACGATCAGGCAGATATGTACCTGGGCGGGCCACGGTCGAAGGGCGATGTTCTTGCCTATATCGATGGTCTCGCCGACCCTCGCCGGCGCCGTGCGGCACGGCAGCGCTATGGAGATCGATTGGCTGTCGCCGAGGCCCGCCGTGCAGAGCAGGATCGGGACGTCTCCGAGTCCATCAATTTGGCCGTGGAGAACGCCGACCCGAACAGCGGGGCAAGCCTGCGGCAACTGCTGGGCCGGAACTACACGCGTGCAGCAGAGCGCGGTTGGATCCCGTCGCTCGAAGCCCGCTGGAAGCAGCGTCAGACCGGCCAGGCCGAAACCAGCAGTCCCACCACCGTTCTGGCTATGGATGAAGCGGTGTACCGCGCGTCCCTCGGCGGCGAGCCGGCCCGCGTCGCCCTGACCCACTTCAACCCCTACGACCCGAACCTGCAGCTGTCCGCGTCCGACCGGAAGCGGTATGCCGACGCCCAGCTGAAGCTGCTCTCGGGCAAACCCGAACAGACGGCCAGCGTTGCCAGCGAGGCCGAGTTCAATTCGGTCGTGAAGCAGTACATAACCACGACGATGGGGATCGATGCGAGCAAGATCGGCGGAAAAACACCTGATGGAATGAAAGCTTGGCAGTTCACCGTGGACATGCGCCGCTGGGCCGAACAGTTCGAGAATGAGAAGAAGCGCAAACCAGGATTTGACGAAGTAACCAAGCAGGCTGACTTCCTGACCCTGCAGGGCACTGTCGAGAGGCCTGGACGGCTGTGGGGGACCAACACCGAGACCTATCGGGTACAGGACCTCAACATCCCGGCACCTGATCGCATCCAGATCGAGGAAGCGCTCCGCGCTGCTGGCAAACCTGTCACCGCCGACAACATCAACAAGCTCTGGCTGGGGAAGAAATGAACAATCCGTACTCTGCGGCAGCTGCTGCGCTCCCCGACGACGCGGCCACCAAGACTGCGTCAACTTCCAATCCCTATGCAGAGGCGGCTCGCGGTCTCCCTACCGATACTGGTAGGGCAGTGGTTGGCGCCGGCCAGTTCTCGCCTGACGCCATCGCCATTGCACAGCGACAGTCCACCAGCCTGGGCGTACCGGCCGACGTTCTGGCGCGCAACCCGGAACAGGCGGCGCGCATGGAGTTGCAGCGCAAGATCGAGGGCGTTCGCGAGCGCAACCCTGCCTTGGCCGACTGGCTGGAAGATCCTCGCCGACTGGGCTTGGTGAAGGATGAGGTGGACGGCGTCGAGAAGTTCGCCGGTACGCTGTCCAAGCCAAAGCAGCAGGACTGGGCGCAGGAGCTGCTGGCCAACATGGTCTCCACCGGCATCGGCGTGTACGGCCATGCCAACCGGGCACGCACCGGCAAGTCCACGCCCGAGGACGTTGAGTCGTCCACTGACGTCCTGCGGTCCCTGCCGGCCGGCGCCGTGCGTGGTATCGGTATGGCAGTGGGCGGTGTGGGTGAGACCTACAACCTGGGCGAGCGCACCTTGGATCGCGGCCTATCGGGTGTCGGCGTGCCCAGCGGCGGCGGCCCTGCCCGTAGCGACGTGCCGATCTGGCTGCGGCCAGGCGACTCGTTCGTCGGTACCGGTCAGTATCTGAAGCAACTGGCCGACTGGATCGCCCCACCGAAGCAACGGCAGACGTTCGGAACACAGGTAGCCGAAGGCGTAGGCCAAGTCGGTCCGATGGTCATCCAGAGCATCTACGCCCCGCAGACCCTGCCGGCCAGCACCTACGGCATGGGCGTGGACCAGATGGCGGACGCAGTTCGCGAGAAGGGCGCCTACGGCACCGGAAGGGGTGATTTGGCCATCGCCACCGGTGGTCTGGCGCAGGGTGCCCTGGAGCGTCTCGGCATCGAGCGGCTGGTGGAGCGCCTGCCGCCGAACATTCGTAGCAGCACGATGCGCTACATCGCCGACATCAGCATCGCGGCGGCGACCGAGGGAGCGACCGAGGCGGGGCAGCAGGTGGCCCAGAATGCGGCGCTGCAGGCGTTCGTGGACCCGAAGCAGGCCCTGACTGAGGGAGTCGCCGACAACGCGGCACAGGGCGGCGCTGTGGGCGCGATCGTTCGAGCGCTGCTGGGAATCCCCGGCGTGCCGCGGTCGCGCACGCGCGCCGCCGCTGAGCAGGTGCAGAGCATCATCGGGTCTCAGGATGCCAACGCCGAACTGGCAGCAGCAACCCAGGCGGCAGCAGAGTTGAAGCTCGGCGCCCGTTCGCCGGATGACATGCGGGCGATTGTTCGGCAGCTGGTGGGCGAAGACTCGAACCTGTACCTGGACGCCGAGCAGGCCCAGACGCTGTTCCAGTCCGCCCCGCAGGTGCTTCAGGATCTTGTGGGCGGGCAGGAGGCCCTGGCCGAGCAGATGGCGACCGGCCAGATCACGATCTCCAAGGCGGACTGGATGGCCGCTGTTCCGCAGCTACCGAACTGGAGCGAGATCCTTCAACACACGCGAACCACGCCGGAAGGTCTGTCGCCGATCGAAGTGGAAGGACTGGATGTCGAAGCGATCGCCCGGGAACTGGGCGTGCAGGACGAAGGGCAGGGGGCCGCAGATTCCGCGCAGGTCGATGCCGACGGGGTCCGGCAGGCCGTCTTGGCGCAGCTCTCTGCCACTGAGCGATACACGCCGGCGCAGGCGGACAGCCAGGCGCGGCTCTGGCAAGCGGTGTTCGGTAGGTTGGGGGAGGTGACCGGACAGGACCCTATGGCCTTGTACGAGCGGTACTCCGCGGGCATCCAGATCGCTGATGCTCCAGCAGAGGCAGGCGCACCGCGCACGCTGATGCAGCGGAGCATGGATGCGCTGCGCAGCCTATTCGGCCGGCCACAGGTGGCCACCGACGGCCGCGGCCAGCAGACCATCGAGCGTGATGGCAACGCCTACGTGCAGCGCGCCGGGCAGTGGTTGCTGGCCGACGATCAGGGCCAAGCCCGAGACTTCCTGACGCTGGATCAGGCGCGCACGGAAGCTGAGCGCACCGGCGGCGAGATTGTGCAGGACGACCCGATCGACGGTCAGCGGCAGACCTGGAGCGTGGCGCTGCCGGACACCGCTGCGCGCGAGGTGCTGGCCGGGGACATCCTGTTCCAAGGCGGTGCCGCGCCGCGCGGCCAGATCCAGATCGGAACCGACCGAGCGATGCAGATCAGCCTGTTCAAGGGCGCCGACCTGTCCACCTTCCTGCATGAATCCGGGCACTTCTTCCTGGAGGTCTACCGCGACCTGGCCGCAGCAGAGGACGCATCGCCGCAGATCCGCTCCGATCTGGATGCCATGCTGAAGTGGTTCGGCGTTGAGTCGGCGGAACAGATCGGTGTCGACCAGCACGAACAGTTCGCCCGTGGCTTCGAGGCCTACCTGGGCGAAGGCAAGGCGCCCACGCCGGAGCTGCAGTCGGTGTTCAGCCAGTTCAAGCAGTGGATTCTCGGCGTCTACCGCAGCCTGCGGAATCTGGACGTGGAGCTGACCGACGACGTGCGCGGCGTGTTCGACCGCATGCTGGCCAGCCAGGAAGAGATCGAAGCGGCACAGGCCCGGGTGGGGTTCGAGCCGATCGCGCGGGACCTGGCCGAAGCGCAGGCGCTGGGCATGACCGAGCGCCAGTTCGCCGATTACCAGGCGCAGGTCGCTGCGGCGCGGGAGCAGGCCGAGGCCGACCTGATGGCGCAGCTGCAAAAGGCCGATGCCAAGGCCCGAAAGCAGTGGTGGAAGGAAGAGCTGGCCGCAGTGCGACGGGAGGTTGCTTCGGATCTGAACGTCGATCAGACCGAGCGCCTGGCGCTTGCACTGTCTGGCGCTGAAACCTTCCCAGATGGAACTCCGATACCAGAGTCCCAGCGCGTCCAGCTGGACCGCGAATCGCTGGTCGAAGGTTGGGGAGAGTCGATTTTGCAGCCGTTGAAGGGGCTGTACCGCGACGAAGGTGGCGTGTCGCCTGAGATGCTGGCCCCGCTGCATGGCTTCGACTCGGCCAATGCGCTGGTGGACGCCCTAGCCACCAGAACGCAGTTGAGCCAGAGAGTGCGGGAGGAAGCTGACACCAGGATGCGGGAACGATACGGCGATCCCATGATCGATGGTTCGCTGCCGGAGAAGGCAATGGAAGCGGTCCACAACAGTCGGCGGATTCGGCTGTTGGAGCGGGAACTTGCGATTCTTGCCAATCTGGCGGAGCAGCCACGTCCGAATCGCCGCGAGCTGAAGGCTGTGGCCGAGGCGGTGATCGATCGGAAATCCTCGCGACAACTGCGCCCGAACGCCTATCTGGCAGCGGAGCGTAATGCGGCCCGGGCTGCAACCGCAGCAGCGACCAAAGGACGATTCGGCGAGGCACTGCTGGCCAAGCGTCAGCAAGCCCTGAATGCAGCACTGTATCGGAGCGCGATCGAAGCACAGAAGCGCCTAAGTCGCATCGAACGCGCAGCGACGCAACTGACCCGCACGCCTGGACAGGAACGTCTCGCCAAGGCAGGAAGTGGCTTCCTCCCCCAGGTCAACGGTCTGCTGGCGGCGTATGGTTTCGGCAAGGAAGCGCCCGGCGATTCCCGGGCCCTGGCGGACTGGGTCGAAGGGCTGCAGGACAGTGGTGAGGTCACGGCGGTAGGCGATGCGGTCATTGCACGGCTGGACAACCCCACTGAGTTTCGCGACGTGCCGTTCGCAGAGGCTCGGGAGTTCGCCGAGGCGATCAAAAACCTGTCCCATTTGGCCAGCCGGCAGAACCAGCTGCTGGCCGGCGCACGGAAGGCGGACAAGGCCAGCGCCATCGCGGAGATGCTCAACCGTTCAACATCGGTGCTGGGCGAAGCCAGAGAGTTCGTTGCTGCCGATGACCTTCCGGCAGGTGCCCGGGCAGCAAGGACTGCAAGTGGCTTGCTTGATGACATCGATCGTCCTGAGTCCATCCTGGAGAAGCTCGACGGCGGAGAAACTGGGCCGTGGCACGACTTCATCTGGCACGCGCAGGAACAGGCTGAGTCCAAGAAGAGCGAGCTGATGCAGCGTGTTGGTACCCAGCTGAAGCAGCTGCACGTTGGCCTGCCGAAGAGTTGGGAGGACAACCTGCGGCAGGTCGTGACCTTCAAGGGTGTTGCGATGACCCGTCGGCGGCTGATCGGCATGGCCCTGAACCTGGGCAACGCCGGAAATCGGCAGCGCTTGATGGAAGGGGGCTTCACCACCAGTACCAGGACGATCCTGCTGACCGAAGGCGACCTCAACTCCCTGGCAGCAATGCTAAGCCCTACCGAGTTGCGCTATGTCCAGGGCATGTGGGATGCCATCGGTTCGATGCGTCCCGACATTGAAGCCCTGAACGCACGGATGGGCGGTGTGCCGGTCCAGTTCGTGGAGGCGGTGCCGTTCGACGTGCAAATGCCTGGCGGGGAAGTCGTTCACATGGCCGGCGGCTATTTCCCGCTCGCCTATGACTCAACCCGCTCTGTGGTCGGCGACGTTCAAGCGAGCGAGGACGCCATGAAGGTGCTGATGGCTACCGGTGCAGGCCGGGCGGCCACCAGCAAGGGTTACGTGAAGGGCCGTGCCGAGACCGTCAAGGCAGCGCTGAATCTGGACTATGGCCTGGTCGTGAATCGACACCTTGATCAGGTGATGACTGACCTCGCCTATCGCGAGGCGGTCCGCGATGTGCACATGCTGCTGAACGATCCGCGCATCAAGAACTACGTGAGCTCCCGCTTGAGCCCTGCAGCGCTGCGCTCGCTCACCGGTGGCCTGGCCTATTCCGTGGTCGGCAGTACCGAGGCCGCTGGCAACGTGGCCAAATGGCGCGCGTTGGGTGATGGGCTGCTGGCCAACATCACGGTTGCTGCACTGGCGCTGCGGCCGGACATCGCACTCGGAAACTATGGTTCGGCATTGGTCCAGGGCATCGACAGGTCAAGCACGTCTTCGGTGCTGCGATCGTTCGCGAAGTTCCAGACCCATCGGAACGAGCTGACCCGGGAGATCGTCGAAAAATCGCCTTTCATGGCGGCAAAGCTGCAGGAGGTCGATCACATGTACGCCACCACCATCGGCAAGATCCGCGGTGATCGATGGAAGGGAGCGCATGCGGGCTACACCCGCTTGATGATGACGCTGCATCGCTTGGCGGATGCTGACGTGTCGCGCGTCGTCTGGCTGGCTCGCTACGAGACCGAGCGTCGCAAGGGGACGCCTGATGTCGACGCGGTGAAGCTGGCCGACAAGGCCATCCGCATGACACAGACGGCCACTGGGAAGAAGGATCTCTCAACCTTCGAGCGTGATCCGGCGTTGCGGCAGACCCGCCAGTACATGGGCCCGATGTTCGTCATCTTCGGCAGGCTCCGCGCTGCGACTGAAGGCAGCGGTGCATCGCGCGAAGGATCGGCACGAATCGCCTCGTTGTTCCTGCAGTGGGTACTGGCACCGACGGTGTTCGCATTGCTGGCCGGCCGCTTGGCTGACGACGATGACAAGGACGGCGAAAAGGACTGGGTCACCTGGATGGTTACGGAAGTAGGATTGTTCCCCTTGCAGACCCTGCCGCTGGTGCGCGATGTTGCATCGATCGCCGAGTCTCTGCTGGCGAATCGGCCACCGAACGCTCGTAGCGCACCGCTGGCGACTGCGATCAACAACATGGGCAAGGCAACGAAGCGCATCGCCAAACGCTGGGACAGTGGTAAGTCCTTCGGCGACAGCTGGGACGAGTACACCGTGGACTTGCTGCAGTTGGCCGGCCCGCTCGTCGGTGCGCCGTCCACCCAGGCCAGGAAGTGGGACAAGGCGTACAAGGAAATCTGGGACGATCCGGACACTGGAGCGCTCGAACTCACCCAGATGGCGGTCTACGGGGAGACCCCGTTCTACGCCGACGGGGAGGTGCTGCCCGACAAGAAGAAGTAGGGCCTACCGCTTCAGCTTGGCGACGGCGAAGGCCAACACCGCGGAGGCGGCGCAAGGTAGCAGAGCAGTTGCCGGCAGGTACTCCCATTCGGGGCTGTAGTGGACGTAGTTCTCTTCCACAAGGAAGTAGATCGTGCCGGCAAGGATGCCGGCCACGGCCCCCAAGAGCGCGGCTCGCTTAGGCGTGGCTCCGATCATTCCTGCGGCAAAGGCGATGGCGACACAGAGGAACGCGAGGGTCATGGCTTCAGTCCTTGGCGTTGCGCTTTGATTTTGGTTTTGTAGGAGGTAGTTGCCCTGGGGCTAACTCGAGCTCGCCTTCAAGCGCTCGAATTCCGTTCAGCACCATGCTGAGGATTTCTTCTTCGACCGTTCGACCGCTCGCCTTGGCGGCATGGCGGATGCGGTCCATCTCCGACGCTGGGAATGCGATCGGTATACGGCCACCATCCGGGTCAACCATGTCGACATGCACCAAGTCTTCGCCCTTTCGGAGGAATTCCGGGGTAACCCCTAGAGCGTCGGCAAGCTTCAGCAGCATGCCGGGCCTGGGTAGAGCGATGCCCTGCTCGTATCGCGAGATCTGGCTGAAGTTGACCCCGGCTCGTTCTCCTAGCTCCCGCTGAGTCAGCCCTGCGCGCTCTCTGGCATTGCGGAGAGTGATCGGGAAGTTGCGTTCATCTATGGAGGGGGGAGAAGCCATGCCGTAAAGAATAGCCGCCGCTCAACGAAACTCAAAAAAAGTAGTTGACGATGGGATGTAACTCAACAATACTCAACCTCAACGAAACTCAACAGGAGTAGTGAAGGTGAGCAAAGAGCAAGTGGTTCTGGTTGTCCCGGCGGAGCTGAAAGCCTGGTTGAAGCAGCAGGCACAGGCCGAGTCGAGGTCGGTCAACTTCATCGCCACAGCGCTGCTGATGCAGGCCAAGGCCGCCAAGGTGGGGGAAGTCGCATGAACGGCCTCGACCACGCCTCCGAGGTGGTCATGCTCTCGGGCAAGCACGTGATGACGGACAGCCGGAAGGTAGCGGAAGCGTTCGGGAAGCGGCACGCGCACGTGACTCGAAAGATCCGAGGCCTCATGAAGAAGCTGCCGGAAGGGGGGGCGCCCATTTTTGGGCACACCCCCTACATCGATAGCCACAACGGTGAGACCTATGACCTCTATCAGATGAACAAAGATGGGTTCATGCTTTTGGTAATGGGCTTCACGGGTGACGAAGCGCTGAAGGTGAAGCTCGAGTTCATCGCCGCATTCAACGAGATGGCGGAGTTTGTTCGGGCACAGGTTGACGGTGCGCTGCAGCGCTGGGAGGTCGCGTACGTGGAGTACCGCGCAGACCTGGAGCATGCCTCTCGGTGCGGGAAGGATCTATCCAACTGGCGCGGGCGGAGGCTGGTTCACCTTGCCCGACTGGAGCAATTGGACCCGCAGATAAAGCTCCCGCTGATTGCGAGTGAAGCGGCATGAGCAGCCGCAGGCCCCAGAAAAAGAGAAACGCCCCGGCGGCAACCGAGGCGTTTCAGAAATCGACTTCCGGAGAGGAAATCATGGCGAAGACTACACGCAGCGCGCTGGCTGTCAACTTTCCACGTTGCCACGGCTACTGCGATCACTGCGGACACGGGCTTTCCTACGAGCATGGCTATGTTCGTAGGAGCCGGGAAACGGCGGCTGGGACGTTCAGGTTCGACTTCTGCCGGACGTGCGAAGGATCGATTGCCAGCAAGCGCAAGGAGCAGCGGGAGAAGGCCTACATGCGTGCGATGGCGCGGCATGCAGCGCGCTACTCACACGGGTTTGGATGTTTCGTAGCGCAATGGTTTGGTTTGCCCGAGCCGCCACCGGCGGTAATGGTTTGATCCCCCAGCCCCGCATTGCGGGGCTTTTCATTTTGGAGTCAAGAATCAGATGACTATCTCCGCCAATGACCGCCGCAAAACCTACGTGGGGAACGGCGTCGCCACCGCGTTCAACGGGCCGAGGGCGTTCCTGTCCAGCCACATTCAGGTGTTCACCGGCACGCACCCGGTCTATCACCTGGTGCCGCCGGCGCAGTACACGGTGGCCGGGCTGCGGCAGCCGGCCAGCGTGGTGACCTTCAACGTCCCGCCTGCGCTGAATGCCGACATCCTGATCCTGCGCACGGTCCCCATGGACCAGCCGACGGACATCACCAACCAGGGCGCATTCCTGCCGGAGATCCACGAAGACGCTTTCGACTACCGGGTGATGCAGCTGCAGCAGCTGCTGGACAACGGCATGCAGTTGGTCCAGGACCCGGTTACGGGCGAGTTCGTCTGGGACGCCAAGGGCAGCCGCATCACCAACGTGGGCGACGCCACGGCCTTGGCGGACGCCTTGAACCTTCGCAGTGCGCTGGTGCTGATCGAGCAGATCCAAGGCGGAGGCGGCACGATCGGAATCACGCCGCGGCTGTGGACGTTCGAGGGCGACGGGGAGGTGACCGACTTCCCTCTGGCCGGCGCCGACGTGCTGAGCCCGCTGTTCTACGACACCGCAGTCGAGATCACTGCCGGTGCTGGAAACTACAAGGTGTCCCGGCCGGTTGATGCGGCTGGGGTAGGGGAATTCCTGATCGTGCCGGGTGTCGATGGTGCGCCGCCGGCGATTCGGTTCAAGGTTCCGCTGGCTGACGGCGTTCAGGGCTTCACCACGTTGCGCGGCTACGCCAGGCCGTGGATCGGTGAACCGCCGGTCTACACGGTTGCGCCGCGGATCGTCAGCGTCACCGGCAACACCACGCTGGCCGGGGACATGCACAACACCCTGATCCTGGCCAACTCGGCCACGCCGATCACCCTCACCATGCGGGCGAACACCGGCGGCAGCGCCGACTGGAAGGAAGGACAGTTCTTCTCGGTGCTACAGGTAGGCGCCGGCCAGGTAACGCTCGCCGTCGAGGGCGGTGGGCCACTCACCGTGCCGCCGAGCTTCCAGGCGAAGACCCGCGCACAGGGCTGCATCATCAGTGGCACCTGCCTTGCGCCTGACGCCGACGCATGGGTGGCCGCCGGTGATCTGCTGCGGGTGGCTGCGGCAGTCGACCTGCAGTGCTTCGACCTGATCGACCGCTCGGTGCTGATCGGCTCCAATATCACCACCGGTGTGAGCAAAGACAGCCTTATCCTGCCCTACGGGCTGATGCTGGACACCATCGCTAACGGTGGGATCTACGCCACCCTGTCCACCGCGCAGGCCACTGGCGTGGTGCTCACCGTGGACGTCAACCGGAACGGGACCAGCATCCTGTCCACGAGGCTGACCTTCGACAACAACGAGCGCAGCACGCAGACCGCGGCGATCCCCGCCGTGTACGAGGCCGGCGGCAACATCCTGGCCAAGGGCGACGAAATCACGATCGACGTCGACCAGATCGGTACCGCCAACGCCAAGGGGCTGCGGGTGTACCTGGTCGGCCAGAGGGCAGGCTGACATGACCGCGCGCATCTTTGACCGCCCGGACCTGGACCAGCAGCTGGGGCAGAAGGCGCTGTACGTTGCCGGCCTGTTCCCTGGCGCCGAGCCTTCGGCCGCCTACGAGGGGCGCCTGCAGATCAAGAACGGGATCGGTGCCTGTCAGGTGCGGCAGGTCGACGGCGACCGCCTGCCCGAGGGGCACCGACTGTACGTAGACCAGGTCACCCAGGAAGTGGTGTTGGCCTGGCCGGCCTACGTTTCCGGCCTCGCGCCGATCGTCAATCCTGGGTTCGAAGCCGGCGACTCTGGCTGGATCGGTGGGCCGGGATGGAAGATCGCCACCGAGAACCCGCCCACCGGCCTGTGGGCGGCCGGCTACCTCAACGCGCAGGGCGAGTCCCGCATTTCCAGCACCTCGCGCTACTCGGTGTTTCCCGGGCAGGTGACCCACGCAAAGTGCCAGGTGCGCCAGGGTGCATCGTCGGAAGGCAATGCGGGCGCCTCGGTGATGCTGGAATACCGGAACCTCGCCGGCGAGGTGATCGACTCGGCCGAGGGCAACCGGGTCATGTCGGCCAGCAAGAACCGGGTCTACGACTCCAACGTGACCGGGGTGGCACCGGCGGGCGCGGCGACGATCAACGTGGCCGGTAACGGCATCCGCTACCGCGAGAACAAGATTCTCTTCGTGGATACCTTCGAGTGGGACCACACGGTCCCGTCGGCTGGCATCAATTACGAGAAGCTGCTGAGCCTGTCCCTGCTGGTCAGCGACTCGCGCGGCCGCAGCTACCTGTGGAAGGGCACGGTGAGCGTCGTCCTGTGGGATGGCGCGTGGCAGGCCCGCACGCGCGGCAGCATGGAATGGCGCGGCGTGCCCTATGCCATCAAGTACAACGGGGCAGGGCGGCTGCTGATGGGCGGCCACGATGGGAACATTTGGTGGTCGGACGATAAGGGCGTGACCTGGACGCGGATCATCCAGCCGCCTGACCCGGGGACGCCGTACTACACAAGGTCCTTTTCCTACAACGACCGCGACCAGGTGCTGGTGGCCTGTGGTCACTATGTGTCGCGCAGCCTGGATGGCGGCCTCACCTGGGCGCGCAGCTACACGCCCTACGACTCGGCTTGGCAGTTCGTTAAATGGATCCCCGAGTGGAACATCTTCATCGCGGTGGGCGCTGGCGCCTATACCCGACGGATCCTCACGCTCAATGCTGGCGGCGCCGCTCCGGTCAATAAGAGCAATACCGGGAATTACTATCACGTTGGCTACAACGCGGTGCACGATCGCGCGATTTGCCTGCCTCATGGCAGTGGCAGCTACGCGGTGTGCACGGCTGACCCTACCGCTACGGCCTGGACCTATCCCACCAGCCCAGCCGGGACGAGCATCAACGGCCGATATGGCTTGGCCAGCCTGCCCAATGGCGACGTTTGGGTTTCCGGGGTGGACTCAACGACCAGCATCAACGGCTACATGGTGTCGCACGATGGCGGCCTGACGTTCGGACGGCCTGTTGTTCCGTCCGATCTCCCGGGCGTCCCCGCTGGGTACAACGTTGCCGGGTTCGTCGCGTACGACGAGACGCTGCGCCTGCTGGTGATCCAGCCCTACATGTCAGGTCCCGGCGTGGGCAGCTCCCGACAGTTCATCAGCCGCGACAACGGCGCCACGTTCCAAGCCACGGACATTCCAGCGCCGCTGGCGGGCACGATCATGGCTATCCCGGAGGGCATCGTGTGGTCCCCATCGGCGGGCTGCTTCATCGGTTCCGATATCGACAGCAACCCGATCATCTACTTCAGCCGCACAGGGCTGTTCAAATAAAGGCAGGGAGGGTCGAGCCTGGCTCGGCCCTGCCCGAACGATTCAGCGAGGTGGCTGGCTCGTTCGCAGGATCTGCGACGGAAGGCCGTATCCTCCCGGCCATGCCGCTCCCCTCCGACTTCCACTGGACTACCAGGTCCTCCAGCAACCCGGATGACCTCCCAACCGTGATTGCCTGTGAAGGGGTGTGGGTGGTGGCTATGATCCAGCGGGTGAACGACGGGATCTGGATTGCCTCGCTGGACCGGCACCGGCATGGCCCCGGCGGTCCATTCCGCTGGTGCAGCAGCTACGAGCAGGGTCGGGCAGGGGCCGAGCTGTGGGTGGCCAGGCACGAGGCCCGGCTACGCGAGGACTTGGCCAAGATCCGGGAGTACCGGGAGGCAGTCGCGGGGAACCGCCTGCTGAAGGACAGCCTGAAGCCGCCATTCAGGGGAATGGGGTAGGGATCGGATGCACCCTATGCGGGCGTAAGTGATTGATCGGATTGGGCCGCAATCTGCACTTTTGGGAGGGGCTGCGCGGTCCTGAAATCCTTGCAGATCAACAGGATATGCCTATCTGTAACGATGCCTGGGGGGCAGAGGGTCGTCGGTTCGAATCCGGCCGTCCCGACCACTGTGATGAATCAAGAAGCCCGCGCAGTGATGCGTGGGCTTTTTTGTGCGTGCGGTGTATGCTGCGCGCCACTCGTACTACCGCGGCTGCTGAACCCGGTACTCACGAGAACACATCATGGAATCTGCAAGAAACCGCGCCTGGCGTCGCAGCCAGGCCCGCAATCGCGGTGGCGACCGCGCCACGACCGCGTACAGCTACAAGCCCGAGAAGAACTGGAAGCTGCTGTATACGCGTGACGCCAAGCTCGCGCGCGCACGCCAGCTGGGCTTCACCTATCCGGTCCTCAGCGCCCGCCAACTGCAGGAACAGGAATGA